CTGTGCTAATAAGAGCAAACATAAGATCAGCAGTGGCAGGGAGACCAAAAGATTCACTTGTGTCAGTAAGATTAGGGTCAGAACTAGCAAAACCAGACCTAGTAGTTTGCGTAGCTGAGACAATTGGAAGACTAAATTCAACAGCAAGTCCTCGTAGTTCTTCTGCGATTGCTTTGACATATGAATAGGAATTTACGTTGACTGCACTTCTATAACGTGATGAAGCACAGATGTTTAGATAATCTACAAATATTATATCAGGTGTGAAGGACTTTTTCAACTTTAGTTCCTGCAATAATGATTTGAAATGCCCACAATGTGCTGATGCAGTAGGATATTCCTTGACAATCAACTTACCCCCTGTCTTCTTAGATAAATTTGTTATCTTTTTATTAAATATTTTCTCAGGTAGTTCTACAATATCTTTTATATTTGTATCGAGTAGGTTTGCATCTATCCTCTCTGCAATCTTCTCCTCTGCCATCTCAAGAGTGATATACAGTACATTTTTACCCTGTACAAGACATGAACTAGCAACATGGCACATGAATAGAGACTTACCAACACCAGTACCAGCGAGAGCGATATTGAGAGTCTTATCAGAGATGCCACCTGACGTAATCTTGTTGAGATATTCGAGATCAAATGGTATTTTGTTCTCGACTCTGTGGTAATAAGCATAACGATCCTCCGAATCATCTATGTAATCATGACCAACGTGTTGGTCGAATCCAACTGCCAGTGCTTCTGATAGTATAGCAGGGATTGCTTCTGGTTTTTTATGTTCGTCTTGTCCATCAGCAATCTTTATACTGTTGATGAGTGCTAAGTATATTGCTCTCTGTTTACACCACTCTTCTGTAGTATCAAGCAACCATTTTGACTCAGATTCCTCTGGATCAAGTGCAGATATAAGTTGTTCTACGTTCTTATACTCATCTTCAGTAACATCTACTCTCTTTTCTACCTCAATGTGTAAGACTTCCTTAGTAGGAGTCTTATCATATTCATTCAAAAACTTTGCAACCTCTTCAAAAACAATACGATCTGTCCTTTCTTCAAAATAATCAGGTTCAATGAAAGGTATTACTTGTCTGGTATAAGTTTCATTATGAATAAGATTTTTGAGTATCGTTAGAGGTACTCTTTCTGTCATTCTCCACCTCCATAGTTGGCAGTGAAAGATATGCTAAGTCTTTTTGTGTTCTGTTCTCTGAATGGTGTCACAGCATGAATAAGATATGAAGGGAATACAATTAGAAGTCCTGATACAGGGTAAGTATAGTATGCATCCAAGGTATATGCACTTGGTTTGTCATCTTTTTTGAGTCCTGTCTTCAGACCATAAGAAGGATCTTGGAAGTAAATAGATCCACCCTTCTTACCATCCCATATACCTGCTTGTATTGGGTTAGTGTCACTATAACTGAAGTTGCAATCATTGTCAACGACAGTTTGAACAGGATAATATACTCCTGTCAATGCAGAGAACCCATGATGATGACCAACGTTCATATCACCAGTCTCATTGACATTTGCCCACAGATTTTGGCATGTTAGACCTGACTGATACCCATGTTTAGTGCAGTAATCATTAGCACACCCCTCTATCATAGTTCTTATAGCACTAAAACTATCGTATCTTTCTTCTAAATCACTCTTACTATGCCACCCACCAAGGTTACTCCTCTGATTCCCATCAGGATCTTTATCATGCTCATTGAGTATGTCAGTAACTAACTTGATGTTTAGTTCGTGGTTATCTTCTCCAAAATTATACAGTGATATAGGTATAGGGAATAATGGTAATGAGTTACTAATTACCATACTTGAATTGTTGCTCTGCTGCTTCATCTAACTTCTTCATCAAGTCATCATCAAAATATTTTTCTGGATTCTTATATACTTCTTTAGCATACACTTTCTTGTCACCTATCTCATACCTGTTACCAACTTTCTTTACTAGGTTATGCTTCTCTGCAAGATCTAATAGACCATAGTATCTGTCCAGACCACGTTCATCATAGAACAAACGTATCTGTACATCTCTGTTCTCTCTACTTAGACGAGACTTGAAAGTCTTTGCCTTAATAATATTTCCGATGACTTCCGTGCCATCCTTCTCCTTTCCTTTGCTGAGATATATGATTGTACTCGCTGCGTACTTGAGTCCACTACCTCCTCCCATCTCTTTAGTTGGAACATAAGCTCCGATGACATCATACGTGTGATTTGTGACAATGAGTGGGACATCTGCTTGACCTAATTTTAAAGTTAACATTCTAAATGCACCTTTCACAAGTTGAGATTTAGTCATGTCACGGACTTGTTTATCATCCAGTGCATCTCTGATCTCTTTCTCTGTAGAAAGCATACCCAAGGAGTCTAGTACAAACATCATAGGTTTGCGATCACTTTCTGGCAAACCAAGATATTTGTCTATGATAGTTAGTGCTCTATTACGAAATTGTTCTATCGTAACTACATTTATAATACCAATACGTTCTAAGTCTATTGCACGAGTCGTTAGTAAACTTTTTGTAATAGCAGATTCTGTGTCAAAATACATGACACCACCATCAGGGTGTGTATCTAAGAAGTTTTTGACAATGGCAAGGGAGAAGTAAGTCTTCCCTGTTGAGGTTTCTCCAGCAATGGCTGTAATCTTGTTAGCACTAACGCCACCGAAGACACTACCACTAACAAGAGCGTTGAATATGTAAGAGCCCGTGTCAATCGTTCTCTCCGTATCATCGATTTTGTTCGCAACCGTGGCGTAATCATCACCAATCTCCTTAATAACGTCTTTTAGAAAATCCATTAGTCCTTGTTTGGATAGTAAACTTGTACAAATGACTCGCACTTAGGACATGTAAAATTAGAGACGATAGAATACTCGTCCCCACATCCATAGTCATCACCATCAAAATCTGATCCCCAGATCAGTTGAGTGCCACAGTGCCAACAGTTCATATGCCGAGAAGTTTACGTTGTCTTTCAAAGTATCCGTGGAGAATCCATGAACTACTGTTCATTTTATCTGTACCACCGACACCCCATACAAACTTAACTCTATCATTGTTTTCGTATTTGTCAAGTTCGGGAGTGTTCCCCTGTGCTCTGTCTCCACCATTGCAGAAGATAACTTCTTGAGATATCTCAAGACACTTTGCTATCGCACCGCATGCAGAATCGTCAGCATCATCCCATGATACCACAGCGTCAACCATATTAAGATGTCTTACTATATTTGCTCGCTCAGTCCAACTCTGAAAGTATTGTCCTTTCTTTCTAGTCAACCATGGATCGCCATTCAACCCTACCACTAGGTAGTTTGATAGATCTTTTGCTCGTTCAAAATAACTTATGTGACCACTGTGGATGGGATCAAACCCACCCGTGACCAAACTCACTTTTTCAAAAAACATTATACCTTAGGATATAATCTATCTATCTTCTCTTGTTGGATACGTTTTTTATTTCTTCTTGCTTCTATTTGTTCATCGAACCAGACAACTGGCCAACTATTTGAGGGGTGATACAATGCATATGCAAATTTAGGGTGATTCTTAATGCTTAGTACCTGCCCTAATGAGGGAAGTCTTCCTTTACCAGTTGATCCATAAAGTTTCATGCTACTATACCGTGTTTTTCTCTGAGTATTTTCTTATAAGGCAACCCCTGTTCTTTGTATTCCTTTACTAACTTCAACTTATCCTTCAAAGGACCTGTTGGTATGTGTCTGAGTATTACATCAAACTCTATATCGTCAATAGGTAAATCCATAATGAATAGGGGTAATGAACTACTACAAGGCAGTTGTTCTGTGTGCACTTATTATACCATCAAGTAAAAAAACTTTCAAGTGTTGCTTGTCTCTCAACAGACCATCCAATAGCATCTAATACTGCCTTTAGTGGTTCAACAAATGATTTGTCAAACATCAAAGTATAATCGATGTAATTATTGAGTCCTAATTCTGTAGGTAGTTCACCTTGAAAAGAGATTACATTCTCTCTTATAGGGTTGGGTTTTGATAGGTAACAAAATTTTATTTTATCACCATTGTTTATGTAACTATATTTAGATTCCAACACATTCTTCTTGATGTAGTGATTATGTAGTAAAGCCCCCCTCACATGGATAGGTGTACCCTTAGAATAGATAGAAAATTTACTCTCCCATTTGTCAACATTGTTGCAGGATCTAGGGAAGGCAATGAGACTAGGCTCTAACTTCTTGAAATCACTACGCATCTTAGCAATATAATCTATGACATCATCCTCAGTCTGACTCATGATAATTGTTAATGCTTTCTTTATCATTTCCCTGCATGGAGCAGGTGTAGATGACTTGACTGCTTCAATACCCATGATCTTCAACTTAGGTTCAGCAAATCTGACACCTTCTATGTCCCATGCGTTTAGAATATATCTCTTCTTCGCTGTCCATATACCACGTTCAGCAATAGTCTCCCGTTTCATGAACATCTTCTGCTCGTAAGCGTTTACGTAGTTTGCCAACGCTTCATAAGAACTCGAAATATACTTTTCAAATTCCACCTCACAGATCTTATCAAGGAACGAGACAATGCCTTCAATAGTTTTCTCTCTCCCCTTGTATACAGCGTCGACCAGAGGACCCATATGAAGATAAATGGAATCGGTATCAGAAGCAATAACATAATCAACCTCCTGTGTTTTTAATAATTTGTTCATGTATTTGTTCATTCTATTCTCGATCCAGCGAATAGAAAATTGCCCGCCTAGCGTTATTGCTTCAGCGTTCTCTAACTTATAATAGCGAAAGTAATTATTACCTATCGCACCATAAGCAGAGTTCAATTGTATCTTCTTTGCCATCTGAATATTGTTACATCTTGAAATCTCTCGTTCCAATTCTTTGGTGGGTGTCTTCTCATACTTCTTCTTTGCTTTGATCATCTTCTTCTTGAAGACTACACGTTCACTATAAATTTTATCCATCAACTTAGGTAAGAATCCCTGCTTCTCTGTGGTAAACATAGCACCATTAGGACAGACAGTAACACCTTCTAGTTCAGATAGATCTACCTCTTCATTCAGTAACTTATCAACACTAACATTAGGATACCTCTCATCTAAGAGCGTCTCAGGACTAATATTATACTGCATGATAAGATGAGGATATAGACTGTTGAGGTCAAAACTGACAACCCAATCATATATGCCAGGTTTAGGTTCTTTAACATATGCACCTGCATACTTCTCGCTTTTTGATTCGTCTTTCTTCGGAGGTATAACGATCCCCTTGCGTTTGAGGTCATTGTAAATGATCATATCCCACATTCTAACCTGATAAAACACGTCTGTAAAGTTCACCTTGGCATCATATGCCATAGTCACAGCGAGTTCAATCAACTTCATCTTCTCTTCTAAGGCATCAACAAGTCTAACGTCTTGGATGTTGTAGTCTACAAACTTATTCCATGCTTTAGTATAAAAATCTTTGAAGGTGTCAAACTCTGAGTGATCTAACTTTTTCTTACCAAGTTCTACCTCACCAATGTAGTCTAGTTTGTATGACTCCTGTGCTTTGTATGTAAACTTACGATATAAGTCAAGATAATCTAGTACAGTTACACCACCAATATCATATACAGTATGTGCTCTACCCTGTAGATAAATTTCTTCGTGTGTTACTAGACCCCATGGTGATAGTTTCTTACATGCCTTCTCACCTAGAACTCTAGTGATTCTTTTAGCAAGATATGCGATATCATATAACTGACAGTTCCAACCAGTCACTACCTCTGGTGGATCATGTGACCAGAATTTTATGAAGTGCTGTAGCATATCATACTCATCACTACACTGAACATATTTGATCATAGGATCGTTATGATGATAAGGACCTACACCAAATGTCAGTATCCTCTTAGTAGCATAATCCTGTAGTGTAATACACAGCATCTCTTCATCACATGCTTGTACTGTAGGGAATCCTTTCTCAGACTTTACCTCAATATCAATCGTAACAAGTTTGATCTTATTGATGTCAAATTCTATTTCTCTTTCTGGATACTTATCTGAAATATACTGGTAGATATATCTGTTGTTACCGTAGATATCAAATCCCTCGACCTCACCATGTGTCCTATAGAACTCACGACATTCTCTAACTGTGCCAGGTTTTATACTCTGGACATACTTACCGTCTAGTGTTTTATATTTGGTTCTCTTTTTTGATGGAACGAATAGAGTTGGTGAATACTGTTCTCTAGTTGTGAATGACTTTCCGTTCTCGTATCCTCTGACCAGAAAATCGTTGCCGACCATCTGGACGTTTGTGTAATATCTCATGCAGCAATTGTAGCAGAGATTGTCTCTCCTTTCAACTCCCTTTCTCGTGCTCTGAATAGATGAACAAAATTATTATACATGTATTGAATCTCTTCCTTGTTCATGTATGGTCTGGGCATATCTAAGTATGTTCCTTGGTCGTCACTTCTCATTTCTACAATCAAATCGTCAGGCACAAACCCTGCATCTACACACATATCTCTCATAGGTGTACCATGATAAGGAGTGTATATAAATGCGTTGGTGTCATTACAATTCAGTCTTGCTGCTAACTCAATAGATTGTTGACAGTTTTCCATAGTCTCATATGGATATCCTATTATAAAATTACATGTAGTAGAAAGACCTGCATCATTTGCTATTCTAAATGCTTCTATTGCTCTGTCATTTTCATATACTCTACCAATAACATCTCTACGGAACTTTGGATCTCCATGCTCAACACCCATATTCAGTTTCAAACAACCTAACTCTTTCAATGTTCTTGCCTGATGCTCTGTTAGTAACTCTGGTCTAGTCTGTGTGAAGAATGGTAGTTGGTATTTACTATACATCCTTGCCCACTCATCAAACTTCTTCTTAGACATGGTAAGAAAAGTATCTGTAACAATCCATAGAACTTCTATATCATGTTTGTCAATAAGATCCTTTATCTCTGCTTCCTGATGCTCAACAGTCCTGTGTCTGAAGAATAAACTGTCTGTCTCCTCTTTGTATAGGTTTGCATTTGACGGTGAGTTGCAGAACTTACACTTGAAAGGACAACCACGTTGTGTTTCTACTGTAGCAATCTTTATTATCTCACCTTGAAATGGTCTATACAATGATCTCTCATCAAATATCTCATGGTCTGTGACAGGTAATGTATTCACATTGATAGCAGGTCTCATTGGATTAGGATGAACATTTGCTAGATGATGTCCTGTCTTACCTTCACTAATAAGATCCATCAACTCTGGTAAAAGTTCATCTCCTTCTCCTCTACAGATGTAATCACACTTACCCTCAAATGCTTGAGGAAAATATGTACAAAATACACCACCACATACACTGATAAACTTCCTATCAGATACCTTCTCCATGAATTTCTTCCAGAGATAGAATGTGTCTTCTACTATAGAGGATATAATAACATCAGGTTCAAAATCCAATACCATATCTCTGAACGCTGTGTACATATCTACATCTTCTAGTTCTAGTTTGATATCATCTCTCTTCCATTCATAGTCAGGGAACATACCTCTCTTCTGTCTGTCTCTATCTCTATTACCACCTGCCTTTCCTTCGTCTCTTAGTTGTTGATCCACTGGATACCATGTGGCATCAAACAATTTCATGTTATGATAACCTGCTCTCTTCAAACATGCACTAAGTATCGCTATACCACCAGGTGGTGTGACCCTCATGTGCTGATTAGGGTATAACCAAAGTATCTTAAGATTTTTTGACATTCTTAGGAGCAGTTAGACCTTGATACTTATCAAGTTGTGCCTTATCTGGTTCTATTATAGTAAGAAAACTGTCTGAGTGTACCATCATCTCACGTTGCATTGTAAAACTTGGCCACGACTCCATAAACTCACCCTTCAATTCAAAGGGGTCGACAAGTTTGCAGTCAGGTTCACCCATCTCAGACCCTACTTCTTCTAATCTAGAGATGAGGACTAAGTTATTTTTGAATAATATGATCTTTATCATTGTAAAGATAGACTCTTGTTCTTGTATGATAGCACAGAACTACGTACTTTGTCTATGTATCCACTATTTCTTAGTTCTTTGAACACAAGGTTCTCGAATCCATACTCTCCATATTGATCTAGTGATGATGACCTTGCCATCCTAAGTTTCTTGACTATAGACTTCAATGCTTCTGGTTTATTAGATTTTATCAGTGTGTCTATCTTGTTCTTCAGATTAGATGTTTTCTTTTCTAGTTCGTTCTCGTCAAAATCATCTTCAAACTTTGTTGGTTCCTGTATCCAGTACCCTTTCAATACACTATACACACCCTGACACTTCTTACGGGTAACACCTGGTCTCTCAATGTATGGTTCTACAGGCACACCATATACTTTTACATCATGAGTCAGTTCCCATAGTGTCTTCTTATCCATGTAGTAATCATCAAGAAACAATGGGTCACACTGTGGAATATAATTTGTATCTACTACTAAATGCACATCAATATCAGAGTATTTTGTATAATTATACCCTGCATTACCACCTAACATAAGGACATCAACGACTGCTCTGTCATCTAGGTCGACATAATCAGCAAATGCCATAGCAAAGTTCATAAGTGACTTACGAACCTGTGGTCTCAACGTACCATTTACCCAGAACTTATCATTTAGTTCGTCCCTAAAACGCAAAGTCAGACCTGCGGTCTCCCGTAGATCTGACGCTTTGATATGATGTAAAATTTTCTTGTACACTACATACTAACCTGTTGTAGTAGTATTTAGAGCCAATCCTTACGTTGATGTGCTTCTGGAACTAGTTTTTTGATGTCTATAAGTAATAGTCCATCCTCAAATCTAACAGACTTGACTTCTAATTCGTTTGGCATAGACCAAGTGCGTTTGAATGCACGTTGTGCTAACCCTTTGTGAACGTAATCTTGCTCTACTCCGTCTGGTTTCTTACCTTCAATGACAAGTTTACCCTCTTCGGTATAAACTTTTATGTTGTCTTTCCTAAATCCTGCTAATGCAACCTCTACCCTGTACTCATTGTTAGATACCTTTATAGTATTATAAGGTGGGTAGTTTGTGTTGGCAAAATGTTGATCAAACTCGTTGAACCAATCATCAAACCCAATCATGTTTCTTTGTATCTTTTCAAGATACTTCTGTGTCTCTGGCACAGTTAATGTTATAGATCCGTTTCCGAACATAGTGACCTCCTTGAGCGTCTAAGTTGTAATGTCCCCGTAGGCGACACTACTAATTATAATACTATAACTCTAAATGGAGAGTGTTGATTACCCTATGGTGCGGTTTTAGTTTTACCTATGTTGTATTTCGTTTCTAGTATCCACTCTTTCTTTTCTCTAAAAGATATGACTTTTATCTGGTTGAGTGATGATATATCTTGTATTAGATCTGACTCAGGTTTGTTTATTAGTATCAATCCCCAATCTGCTAGTAATTTTATGATTCTATTACGTCTTTGTATGTCATTTGTAGTCAAGTTAGCATGCTTACCATCAAGAGCAAACAATTCCTTGAAGTGAACTATGTAATACTTACCTTGCTTATGTAAAATATGGCAGGATTGATATAACTTCTTTTCTTTTCTGGATGCTACTCCAATTCTTGTGAGTGTTTCTCTTACTTTCAGAAAATCATCTGGTTCTTTCAGAATGATCTCTATCATATCCTGCGGAGACCATTTAGGGGTTGGTTCTACTGTCATTTCACTCCTCCGGTGTCTAACCGTTGTCTAATAATGTTTATTTGATCATCGTCTAGTAAAGGTAAAACCTGCTTTGCCTTTTCATCACTATACTTAAAGTATTTTTTTATGATTTCAAGGTTAGATAGCTCCTCTTTCCTAATCCATGGAGAGAATCTCTTCTTCTTCCTCAGAGTATATAGTAAAAAATCGTACTGTAGCTTGTTATCTAGTTGGTTGTATATATTCATCTCATTCGCATACATGAGCGTGTCAATCTGTCCTGACATACATCGATTCACGATATATGATGGGTATTTTGCTTCAATTAGTGGTTCATCATCAATTAGATTGATCTTAGTCTCATTGATGGACTTCAACCAGTCCTTCAGTTCCATTTTTTTCGCCTAATAATGATCTGATCATTAGCATAATCGGGAATAAACTCTAGTGGTTCATGATTTTTCCAGCACATCTCGCTATACAACGAGTTCAGAGTTCCCATGTCATCCCACAGGTCAGAAGCTTCGTCCATGTAGCATTACTCCCTAAAAACTTAGTATAACATATATCTATCGATTGAAAATCCTTTGTTTGAGTTCCAACGTCCACTTGTCATAGTATTTTGTCTTCAATAAGTCTTCTCTTGCTTCCTCTAACTCTTTTCTTTCCTGTACTAGGAGCAATACCTTACCGCTATTCATGATTTGACCATCAATATCCTCCACTAAGTCAGGATGGTCTTCTAAAAATATGAAATCAGGGTACATGATACCTAGTTTCATTGCTAACCACTGTAAATATGATGCACCATAGTCCTGTAGTACAAATATAGCAACCTCCTTCTCCCAAGGTTTACTCATGTACTCTATAACTGTGAGTAGGTTCTTGTATTCCAGTACATCTATCTTCTTTCTTTGGAATGCCGACTTAGCAAAGGGACAAGGTGGCATATTATCAAATGATTTGTTTGGTTTTTGGATAAATTCAAACCAATCTTGGAGTAAATCCTTCATGCTATAAGATCTGAAACGTAATTTCTATCAGGGAAGTAGTCTTTTTGCTCTCCTTCACGAGATATGTCTGAGGTTATGCAATGTAAACCTCCATCCCAGAAGTATCTATGTCTGAAATTTACAATGTGTGGAGTCACACCATGCTTCTCAAAGTATTTGAATACTTTCTCGTTATATCCATTACATATAATATTATTTTCATCAACAACCAGCATATTTACATCAAAAACTGACTCCTCAACGTATATTTGCCAGTGTGATAACCAACTATCCATGTAATCTATCAAGTCATCATTGTCTTCTTCACCTGCAACGAAGTATTTTCCTCTATTTTTCTCCTTCATCTTAAGAAAACCATCTACTTTGTCCCAAGACTCTCCTGTAATAGAGCATACATCCCAATCAGGGAATAGTTGCTGACAATCTTCAGTATCTTTTAGTGAAACTACAAGACCTGGTTTGACTACACAGGTACTACCATCACTATGTCCTGTATTGGCAAGGTAATTTATACGATAGTCGGGAAATAGACGTCTTAGTTTGTCATCAAAACTCTTTTGATTGAGTTTATTGATGACATGACAGAAACTAAAATACAAATCTTTACCACATCTGATGCTAGTAGCAGTGTTTATGTACTGATCATATACAATTGGAACATTATTATCCTTCAACCAATTCTCTATCGTGCCATAAGGATAAAATTTACCAGAGTTAGGACACTTGTTAGGTGAACCTATCTGCATGGTCTCTGCTTTTATTATCTCATCTTTTATCTTATCAAAATCTATGCCTGTTAGAACTTTTGTTCCCTGATGAAATTTCTTTTGAGTGCGAAACTTGAACAGTGACATAGATGTGGACAAATTTTTCTGAGGTTCTAGTATATCCTCTAGCATTTTTGCCATAAGTTTCTCACGATAAGTCAAGTCTGACATCTGTGAGGTGCATAGTCTGTCAAATATATTTCTTACATCAATATTCTGCCCATAGTTTTTTGATGGCATAAAAAAAGTACCACCTATCATAGCAGTATAATCTCTTGGTACCATAGGAGGATACATTGTCACATGTCCTTGACCTATAGGTTGTGGTATCTTATCGTTTACATATACCTCTGGGTCATCACTTATATCTGTTCTCAAAACAGTGACACCAAACTCTTCTAATTTGTTTATAAGTTTCTGATAATCTTCTTCAGTCTCGACTGCAATCTTCTCCATTGCATTACGAACTTTAGTATTCTTTATTCTAGAATAAAAATGCGGTGGATAACTTCTACCAACCGCACATACTTTCAATGGATCCCAATGTTGATGAACTGTTATTTTATTCGTCATACTTTTTCATGACGACCACTGGAGCAATGACTCGATGAAACTCACGAAAGTATTCTTCACGACTCTTCGCATACTCACGTTCTTCTTTCTTTTTAGTCACGTTGTCTCCAATCGTCTGACCTCTCTTGATGAAACCAGTCTACCACATCTTCTGGTTTTTGGAAACCCCTTCTATGTTTCCTTGGATCGGGGTCTCCTATATCCAAGTACTTAAGAAAAGAAGAGTCAGGATCCGTTGCTAATCTTCTTGCTGATGACAACATACCTCTTGCTGAAGTGTTTGCTTTTGATAATTTTTGTGCCCATATCATATCATCTATACTTACTTCTGTTCCTGCTGCGATTGATTTGCAGATTCCTTCTAACCGAAGGCGGTATGCGGTAGATAACATTTACTAATATTATTCATAAGTGTATACTATCTAGTAGTTTGTTAGTACCAGTTCTTTCCTTTCTTTTTGATTGCTCATATACGAACCTACTGATCTCATAGTGTATGTAAGATCAAACTCACCCACTTGAAAATTTTTGAATCTATCCTTTATCAACTGACTATTATTATAACTTACAATGAGTTGTTGTTCAGACTCACCACATATAGCAGCAAACTTATCATGATCAAAATCAGCATGCATAGCACCCTTCTTACCATAAAGATTAGATCCTATTTCATAAGGTGGATCTAGATAAATTACTGCACCGTCTCCACCCATAAGTTCTTGATAAGATAGATTAGTAATCTTCCAGTTCTTTATAAGAAGTCCGTAATGTGGCAGTTTTTCGATACCTCGCATCGAAAAGTTGCTGTCGGAGGCTTGCTTGGAGAACGAAGATGATTCAGATAACCCACTGAAGCTACACTTATTAAGAATATAGAAAGCAACAGCTCTATCTTTGGGGTCAAGGGTGCCATCGTTTACTTGTATCTTAGCATCAAGAAACAATCCTTTTGCTGATGCAGGATCAGGGTATCTTGATTTGAGTTGTTGTAATTGTTTGTATACATATTCAGTTTCATCTCTAAGTTCAATCCAAAAATTTGCAAGTGGTTCATATAAATCATTTACCCATATCTTAAGGTTATGATGGTTCTTTGTCAAGTACAGTGCCATGCTACCACCACCTAAGAATGGTTCACGATACTCTGTCATGCCTTGAGGAAACCAGTTATACAGTTTAGATACTGCTCTTGATTTACCGCCAGGATATCTTAGTGGAGTCCTAAAGTTATTCAAACCAGAGGAACTTTTTTTTCTTTTTGAAGTACTCATTTAATTTCTTTGTAGGTTCCCATCCTAGCATATCTTTTGCTTTTGTATTATCTGCAAGAGTTATTCTTGCTTCACCAGGTCTTGCTGGTATACCAAGTGTACCCTTAGGATTATTTACTAAGTTTGCAATCTCATTCACAGAGTAATTTGTTCCTGTTCCTATGTTGAAGATACCATTACATTTAGTCTTCATAGCACATATATTTGCCTGTACTACATCATCAACATGAGTGAAGTCTCTACGTTGCTCACCATCCCCCACAATCGTGCAAGGTTTGTTTGCTTTCTTCTGTTCCTCGAAGAGACCTATCACTGGTGCATATGTTCCCTTTAGTGGTTGACGAGGACCGTAGACATTGAAGTATCTCAAAGTCACGGTTGAGAGTCCATGCAATTTTTGATACATCTGACATAGAATTTCTGCTCCTACTTTAGTTGCTGAATAAGGATTGAGACAGTCAGTTGGCATTGACTCTCTCAAAGGTGGTTCGTTTTTCAAACCATAGGAAGATGATGTAGATGAATTGATGAATCGATTTACACCTTCTCTCTTTGCACACTCTAGCAGATTATATGTCCCTATGTAATTTGTCTCCAAACACTCACGGGGATTCTTCATAGCAATCTGTATTCTAGAGAACGCTGCTAAGTGAAAGACGGTAGATACCCCTGAAAATAGAGGACTGATACTATCCATATCACGGATACTAACAATATGATTTTGAGCATTTTTGTTCCAATAAAATTGTGAGTTAGAAGTTGCCGACTCATCATCGACAACAACTACTTCATGACCATCTGATAGTAATCTATCAACTAGATTAGATCCAATGAATCCTGCACCACCAGTTACTAAACATTTCATTTTGCACTACTCCTTTTTCTAGTTCTTCTTTGTGGTTTTTCTTCCTGCTCTGCTCGTTCTGCTAATTGTTCTTTTGTCAATCCTTTACCAATCAACCAGAATGATGCCACGATTGCTGATACCAAAAATACTACGATACCTACCACACCTACATGTTGTATCATTGTCCTACCCTCTGGTTTAGGTGCAGGTACACATACAGGTACTTCTACTATCGCTGTTTCAATGTTGTGATTCATCATACTAAAGAATTGTACATACTAATTATACACTATTTGAACTCACAATTACACATGAGTTCAGTCATTGCTGCAAGCAGGTTTATCTCTTGATCTGCTGCAAATGCAGACTGATATTGATACTTGGCAATTATTAGAACTGCTTCTGGAATAGAATTAGGTTTCATATGTTCGTATATGCTGTCATATACGTTCCTTAGTATAACATTAGGATCATTATCTAGGTTCTGTACAACCCACTTTCTTACATTCTGAAATTCTTTCTTAGATAAAAATCCTACTAACTCATTAGTATTGCTAGGTGATAGATCTGCAAGCACTTGACTTCCTATCTCACCACCAGTAGCATGTCTTTGACATTCATTTAGAACACGTCTCCAGTCAGGAAAATGTTTATTGATTAGACCGACTAATACTTTTGGATCACTTGTTACCTTTTCTTCTGCTAAGATTGTTTGTAGTCTTTTGAAAAATTTTGCTGCTAGTTCTTGTCTTTCTTTACCTTTAATTCCGAACTCGACCACCGAGCATCTGCTGTGGAGAGGTTCAATAATTTTGTTCTTGTAATTACAGGTGAATATAAACCGGCAGTTCTTATAAAATGATTCAATGTTTGCTCGAAGAAGGAGTTGAACATCGTGAGTTGTATTGTCTGCTTCATCAATAATAATTACTTTGTGTTTACCAGTGGATGTAAGTGATACGGTAGATGCAAAACTCTTTGCTTGATTTCTTACAGTATCTAAGAACCTACCTTCATCAGATCCATTGATCACATAGTAGTCGACACCTAACTCATGACACAGTGCTTTAGCAACTGTTGTCTTACCTACACCAGGTGGTCCTGCGAGTAATAAGTTAGGTAACTCACCACTATTTACAAATTCAGTAAATGTTTTTTGTGTTGATTTTGGTAAGATACACTCTTCAATTGTCTTGGGTCTATACTTTTCAACCCAAAGAAATTCATTCATGATCTAGGTTTTTGATTTGGAAGATGTTTGACTTGTGATACTTTTTTATTTTTTTGTATTTCTTTACAAGTTTCTTTATCTCCTCTTTGTTTACCTTCGGTTGAGGTTTCTCCTCAGGTATGACACACTCATTATATTCCTCAATACATGCGTCTTTACACTCCTTGTCATCTGTATCACACTCTGTGACACATTCCATAAGATCGTCAGTACAATCTTTTTCTTCGCTCACTTTTTCTCCTCCCAGAGATATACGAGATAGAGTCCTAGTATAACCCAGAACGCTATCTCTAGTCCATAATTATTCATCGAATGTAGAATCAGGTTCTAGTGCTATGAAGTATGTTAGTTTATATGCACTGCTGTAGAACTTAGCAAGATTCTTCTTAGAGATTGATACATGATAACCTCCGATAAGTGTCTTGATGTTCTCTATCTTAAAGTTGAATGAGAATGTGCTCTCAGTCTGACCAACAGTTAGATTGAATTCGTTTGATGTATCGTTTTTACGATCAGATACAACCACCTCTACAGTACTTCCATTACCAACAACAGATAGATCTGGTAGTTGCATGATAGAAGATGCTTTCAAGAGACTTCTCAAGTCCTGTTCTCCCAACATAAACTCAACATCTACACTAGGAAGTGTCATTTGTTTTTCTGGTGGTGCCACAATGACACTAGGGTCACAGAAAAAGAATTTTGTTTTGTTGCTTGCATTACCTCTGATCAGAGCATGTGAATGATCTGTCGTTACATCAATTGATGCTGCGTTAGTTAGAGATAATGTGTTCAAGAACTGAGGAAGATCATAGATCGCAAATTCTCTAGGAATGTACTCTTCTATCTCTGCTTCTGCTAACACATTCTTCATCACTGAGATAGTTCTCAATGTATTGCCTTCTTTGAAATGCAAGGACTGATTGATCGATGTGAAATTTTGCAGGATCTTTGTAGTCTTTTCAGATAATCTCATAGGTTCCCTGAGTTTCATAATAAATGTATATCGTACCTAGCATAACACTATGATGTGATTATGTCAATCGCTTGTTCCCAATCCTCCTTCTTCTCAAATCTATATGAGAAAGAAAACCTGCGACACTCTGTTCTAGCACAATGCCATAGTTGATCTGATATGTTCTCACCAAAGTATCCTACCTTACAACTCCAACCTCTACCATCTTTCAAAGTTGTCATCCTATTACCTTCAACAAATCTAAAAAATCCTTCACCATTTTCTGACCAGTTGAATAAGATAATATATCCATGTGCCTTATAGTTGGTATGCCAACCTACAAATCCTGTAGGTGGATAGTACCCTATGACAGGTGTGTCAATACACTCAGGAAACTTTCTCTTCAATATACCATGATCAAATTTTTTCTTTGCTGTTATATCCTCTTGCTCACTCCAAACTAATGCTTTGTTAGGACCATCATACCTTTGTCCTGTCTGTAGTAACATCTTTAGGAAAGTTACACTACAAAAAAAGATGGGATCCGCATGATAATCATACGACCTATCCCATCTATCTTCTTTTATAAATCTTTTCTCTACAACATCTAGGAAGTTGTGGAAGTTATCACTTATCTCTATTAGTTTCATGTTGCTATGATAGCATAACGCTATCTATCTTGCAACTTCTCTACTACTGTCGATGCTTGTATTGCGGGTACATCGTTTAACCCGTTGGCATCAAACCATGGAGCAGTTTCCCAATCGAAACCTTCCCCAAATGTGTTGTCTGCTTGTTGTACATACCAATGACATTGTGCGTCAGGTATGTCTACTGCACACACTGCCCAATCGTCAGTCCACTGAGGAACTTGAACATATAATACTGGTACATCTGCATATGCTGTGGTTGTTACACCAAACAGTATAGCGAAGATGACTGCCCAACAAAATATTCTGGGAACTTGTTTTAGTGGTGTGTGACCTTTCATACTACTCCTGCAAATCCTGCTACTGTGCCTACAATAACAAAGAATCCGAATTCTATCAATGGATAGTATGGATTATAAAACACTTTCTTCATGCGAAAGCGATGTTACCTACACCTGATGCGATGTAGAGTGCTAATACTGATGTGAATAGAATGTGTTGCATTATGCTCCTTGATAAACTGGTGTCATTACTCCACCACCCTCATCGTCGTCATCATCGTCACCATTGATGGCACGAAGGAATAACTCAAGAAATACTATGGTTCCTACTGGGTAGAAGCACCATAGTATTGCTTGGAAGGGTGATATATCATTTACTACAGAGAGATCAGTCATTTAGAATTGACCGAAGAACATGTGACCTGTCAATAAGTCTGAAGTTGCTGCTGCAACTAGACCTAACATTGCTAGTCTACCGTTCCAGTTCTCTGCGATTTTCTTTTGTGTTTCGATTTTCTTTTCTTTCATTAGAAAATACCTGGAATGATGTTTCCTGTTGTTGCGTATGCTCCGACTGCTGCAACGAAACCAATCATTGCCATCCAACCGTTGAACTTTTCTGCTTCTGGTGTCATGAATTTGTACCTTTTTTGAATTGTGAATTGTGAGTTGATCTTCATTAGAAGAAACCTGGTGCTATCCATCCGAATAGACCATAGTTGATAGTGCCGATCACTAGACCGAGCATTGCGAGACGTCCATTGACTTTCTCAGCATATCTCCAGTAGGGATGATTCTTATCCATTAGAAGATACCAGGAATGATTTGTCCTGTGGTAACGTAAGCACCTAGTAGTGCTACAAATCCTACCATTGCCCAACGACCATTTACTTTCTCAGCATTCTGAGGGTATCCTTCGTATGATACAGACTCATCAATGTAAGGACGGGTCTCAGTTGGGAAAGCGTTTTGTCTTCCGCCTGATTCAGTTGTTACAGTCATTTAGTAATTGTGAACTTTTGTTACATAATTATATATAAAAAATAAAATTTTGTCAAGAAACTTTACATAAGGCACACTTATGTCATTGTTCAATATTTCTTATATTACGACCCCACCATTTGAGAAACAAGGATATGACTAACGCTGTTGGCACAGTCGTCACGAAAATAAGCATGACAACCATTTCGATCATGTGTCGGATTTCTGACATTCAATTGTAAAGAAGTATTACTATTTATCCCTTTTCTTGTCAACCATGTTACGAAACCATATATCAATCGCAATAAACACCACTGAACCCACCGCTATTATTAGTATTCCTTCTAGCATCAGCAGTTCTTATTAAGATCTTCTGCCATTCCACCACCTATATTAGCACCCTGATCACCACCAAACATTGCCACCCAACCAGCAGCGACCCAACCAATAAAGGGGATACCAGACAAAGCAGGAGCAGCACTAGCACCAACCGAGGTACCCACGAGTCTTCCAGTTCCTTCTGCTGATCCGATTGCTTTGATACATGCTTCGCTTTTTCGGGCATCAGTAATCTGCTGTGATTGCTGTGGTGTCAAACCAGGTTTCATGTCAATCCAAGACCTATGGTTAGATACAGGTCCTCCTTGGTTGATCTGACCATCCATGAAGTACTCTTCAGTAATCTGAGTTGTCTCGTTTGCTAGTCCTAAGAATCCACCTTTCTCTTTGATCTCCTTAGTGATGAATGCTGTCTTAGGATCGTTTGCACTATATGATATAACATAACTATCGTCTGTTACACTTGCCTTGTATGATGTGTAAGGACCTACAGGTATATCTAAACTTGGTAACTTGGGTGTTTCTTTTCTACTTGCAATATATCCTATCATACCAAGATGTGAGACAGCGAATAGACTGCCTACTATACCAAATGATATCCACTTCCACTTGCCACCATTAGATGGTTTTTTCTTAGGTTTGGGTTCCGCACCAAACATTGCTTCATCTTGATCCATAATTTTACCTAGTCCGTTTATTATATAGCATAAAAAAAAGGGGTGTCAACCACCCCTTATAT